TGGGCTACTTTTTGCCACGTTTTTTCTCCACTCGGTAAGTACCACCACGTTTTTTGTACTCTCGTACAAGCCACGCATTGGCATAAGCACTAGGATATACCTTGAACTTACGCTTGGCTTCGGCTTTTACTCTAGCGTAAAGAGCTTTATTTACAGGAACATTCACTACGTTTTTTACCTCCCTTCTTCTTCTTTTTCTTTTTCTTCATCCCAGTATGATAAGGCATAGTAAGAATTAGGTATCTTAATATATTCTAAACGCAGTCTGCCCTAATGTCTCTGGTTTTGCCAAATTAAATTGTTGCAGACAAAGATAACCAAAAGCGTCAAAAGCATGATCTACACCCAAATTCTTATTTGGTAGACCTGTATTTGGTGCATATGTAAGAGTTCTCAGTGCTTTTATCAATTCTTTACATCTAGGATGTATTAATGTCCTTCTTTCGCCTTCGGCATCATACAAAGCTGTATTAACAGCAGTAATTTTATCTCTGATCCTCCAAGGTGATTTAGGACTCATAACACTAAAACCATTTCTTCTTAAGATCGTATGATCTGTAACTCCCACCCCACTTGTTTTTCTTGCACTACCAGTAGGGTCAGGACAAGCAATAACTCTTCTGTCAACTCCATACCTTCTGACAACTTCCTCTGCAAAATCCCAAGTGGTAGCACCTCCTGTCAGCATGATCTCATCGAAGACATATAGTGTATTATTATGCTTTACAGCACAGATTCCTGCCATAGGGTCAACGTTAAAATCCAATCCAATTAACAAGGGCATCATATGTAAATCTTGTACTTCCTTATCAATATTTTCATCACTGAAGCTAATAGCAACCAAACCTGTAAGATTCTCAAAACTGGCTTCAAATTCCTGTCTAAATGTCCTCGCATCTAATTGCGACCTAGCTGCTTCAACTTCCTCTTCCTTTACATTACCCCCTTCTATTGTAGTAAAACTCCACCTTTGCCAATCATCCCATTCCTGTTCACCACAGAAGCACCACATATCATAAAACCAACTGGCAGTACCATCAGGAGTACTAATAAACAAAGCCCAACCCTGTTTATCAGCCAATGCAGGTCTAATAACTTCCGCCCATACATCTCGCTCCATAAAAGCTGCTTCATCCAATACAACACCAGCTAAACTTCTACCCCTCAATGCCATCGCATTTTCAGTACCCTTCAACTCAATACTCGATCCATTTATCAGATCAATCCTCAAATCTGTCTCATTCTTGCTTTGAATCCAAGTCTTAGGTACTAATCTCTTCAGTTCCTTCCATGCAATATCCTTTGCCATACGATAAGTAGGAGCACAATAGAAATAAACCTCTCCAGGTCTATTGATTGCTCCTCTTAACAACTCAATACAGCTTAAATAACTCTTCCCAAACCTTCTTCCAGCAACCAGCACTCGAAACCTCTTCTCACTATTGAACACCTCCCCCTGTGCATACCTTAAATTGACCTCATTTAAACTCATATCACTCTTTTTTTCATAATATTACTCATTTTCTTTCGCATTTCATACTTTTAAGGCTATTATCAGAATATTAACCCCTATAAAGACTAAGTCCGTGGCTGAATCTTTCATTAACAACCTAAATTACGATCTACCAGCTCCTCAACGTAAACCTCGTGTACAAAAATACACAGGTGGCTCTAACTCAAGAGCAGTTATAGAAGCTAGATGTCAACGCCTATATTCTCGTCAACTAGAAGGTAAAACTACCAGACAACTTGTCATAGAACATTCTCATAGAGAAGGTATCTCAGAACCTACAGGTTGGGCTGATTGGAAAAAAGTTAAAGAATGGAATGATCAAGATTGGCTTAAAGAAAGAGATAAAATGATTCCTCGCCTACAAGCTATGCGTATGCGTCTTTTCAACAAAGCCATAGCAAAAGGTCAACTTCAAACAGCTGCTCAAATCCTTGACTCACTAGGCAAAGTTGTAGGTGAATCTGTAGAAACTGTTAACATCCAAGCTCCAGAACTTGCAATTCGCATAGAATCTAAGCAATAAAGATTCTCAGAATATATTTAAGTTACCCACACACACAAAAATAAAAAATTATTTTGCAACTACACCCCTAGCTACAAAATAATTCTAATTTTAAGCTACCTGGAAGGCTCTACAATAGGTGTTAATCTCTTTTAGATAAAAATAGTTTTAATTGTTTTTCGCCGTTCCAATAGGCTTCTTTACTACCTGATAAATTATATTCTTTAGGCATATCAGCGAGCCATTTAATTAGTTCAGGTGACATAATAAAATTTGTAATTAATAATATATTAAATATATTAACATAAAAAGATATATTTGTATATACATTACTATCAATTTATGTTAATATTAATAGTAAGAATACTTATAATAGTACTTCTTAAATATTCTCTCTTAATCTTCATTAAGTAAACTTTTATTTATTGAACACCTGGGAGATTATTAATTCTTAGAACTAATAAAACTAAGAATAATAAAATTATCAAAAACTAATTTAATTAACCTATGATTAAAAACGGATTTTTATTTTTATCTTTAAGCTTTATTTTTTATTTCGCCTTGGATCACTCATTGTTGAAGTCTCAGGTTATCGACTGTCAAAACGGCGTGCAGTTGGCTTGCGATCTACTCATTAAAAAAACTAATTAAACTATGGACAATCAAAACTTTTTAACCTCGAAAGAGTACAACACGATAGCAGTTAAATTATTAACTGATTGTATGTATGACTATAATAAAAAAGAATATGATGCTTTACTGGATAAGTTATTTTATATAACTAAACAGGATGTTGATATTGTATCTATCCAGGAATTAAAAAAAGAAAAACAGTTAAAAGAAGAATTAATTAATAAACCTATAACTGATAAACCGACTATAACTAACTCTTAATTGAGTTAGTTTTTTTTGATAGGGATCATTTACTTTAAAAACTTATTTAATTAAAAAAATGAATAAAAGACTTAAAAAACTTTTTAAAGATTATGATGATAATCTTTTAAATTATTTCTGTGGTTTATCTCCTGAAGAATCAAAAACTTTTAACAAGTTAGTAAGGGAGAATAAAAAGAAATGATTTTAAAAATGAGTAAAGGTAACGCAAAGTTATCAAAAGATACTTTGATATTATCTATATCAGCTGGCTTAACATGTCCAGGTGCTAATAGTTGTAAAGCTTGGGTTACTTTGAAAGATGATAAGAGAGTATTAAATAGAGGTCCTGAAAGTATGTTCACTTGCTTTGCGGCAAGTGAAGAATTACGTTATCCTAATGTTTTTAAATCAAGGAAATATAACTATGATTTAATTAATAGTTATGTTATTAAAAAAGATTTAAACGGTTTAACTGATTTAATTAATCGATCTATTCAAAGTAATAAAAAAAATATTAATAAAGTCAGGATACATGAGAGCGGGGACTTCTTTAATATTCTTTACCTTAAGGCCTGGATAAATGTAGCCAAGTTAAATAAAGATATAAAATTTTATTGCTATAGTAAATCACTTAAATTTTTTATGGAAGTGTTACTTCCAAATAATTTTTATATGGTGGCTAGTTATGGCGGTCGATATGATTATTTAATTGATAAGGGTTATTTTACAAAATATTCTAAGGTTGTATTTAGTGAAGATGAAGCAATAAAACTTGGTTTACAAATAGATAAGGATGACTCTCTTTGCTTTAGAAATAAACCTTTTGCATTACTTTTACATGGTTTACAAGAAAAAGGATCAGAAGCTGGTGAAGCTTTGAAACTTATTAAACGTAATAAAAAACTAGCTAGTGTTTAGATCTTAAGTAATTAATTAAAAGTAAGTTAATCAGGAGATCTAAGTTTTTATCACTTGATTCAAACTTATTTAACCTGGTTAAATGCTTTTTAAGTTGTTTATCGTCATGAATGTCGTGATCATGAATGAATTGTTTTATGTAGCTCATATTAAAGGCAAATTTGATTAGTAAACTAATTATATGATATCATATATACATATTCTTATATCTATTTAATTATGAATGAAAACAATTTACGTTTATCGAACGTACAACAGAAAGCTATTAGAGCGTTAGCCAAAGCCGATGCTAGACCAATTAAGCAAATGCTATCAATGGTTTTGAATAAAGGTTTTAACTGGATATTTAATGAGTTTTCAGAGAATATTCAACCTTATCAAGGATGGCCTGATGATTGGAAAGAAATTGAAAAGGAATTAGAGCAAGAATATAAAAAAGCTATGGATGTTAAATGACTAATAAAAATGAATCAAGGGATGATTGTATTGCAGCAATTAAAGAATGCATAAAAGATGATTTACAAAAACCTGAGATTATTAAAAAAATGATTAGTGATTATCCAGGTGTACATAAATCAACTTTTTATACATATTACGATGTTGCACAGGATCAATTATCAGATGAAGATTTTGTAAGTGGTGCTTGCATTATTGAAACTGAAAGACAGATTAAAATCCAGCTTAAGAAACGTCTTATTGCAGATCTTGAAAAGGATTATGATACAGAAACTGATCCGACATTAAAACGTAATTTAAGAAATGATTTACTTAAGTTACTCAAACAATTTTAAACACGAATTCGCTAACGAAAATGATTTTAAATTTATTTGAAAAAGAAATTTGCGTAGATTGTAAAGAACCCTGTCATTGTGGTTCTGATCGATTTATTAACAGATATCCAGTTTATTCAGATGATGTTGAAGGTTGGAGATGTGGCGATTGTGCTGCTGAAATAGATTCTATCCTGGAGGAATTAAATGATTGAAAATCCATTACCAGCTCAGGTTATGCAGGAAAAAGAAGCTCTTTATCTTAACGAAAAATTTGAAGAGCATTGTTCTGATGCAGCTAAAGAATTAGCTAAAGATAATAATCTCAATCCAGATTATTATGAACCCTTTATAGAGTTTTACATTGAAGAATGTAGGGAATCTGATAGAGGTTATTTTTTCTCAGATGATAAATATATTATTGATCTCTGGTGGGATCATAATAAAGATTTATATGAAACTAAGACACCTTATCAAAAATGACTGAATTCGTACCTATTACACGTTATTCCAGATGTAAAAGATATTCTGGAGCTACAATTAAATGTCCGGAATGTAATGGTTTGGGAAAGGTTTATCATCTTTCCTGGAGTTATTTAAGATGTCAAACCTGTGAGAAAGCTATTGATAAATTTGATTGGTTAATAGAAAAAGGTAAATACTCTAAAACTTAGTTTTTTATATACTGGTTTATAGCAGTTCTAACCTGATGAGCGATGGGGATACCTTCTTCATCGCTTTTATCTTTTAAAGCTTCATATTGTTTGATAGTGAAATTACAAACATATCTGACGTAGTCGGTTTTAGGTCTTGGCATTGATATCAAAATATATGAGATATATATAACATAACATAAAAAAGACTACCAGGTATAAACCTAATAGCCTGTTATGTCTAACATACAACATCATCACTCGTGTGCTAGTGACTAATTGCTTATGAATGGGTTAATTACGCCATGAAATAAGCGTTGACTCCCCAGACATCCTCGATGGGAACTCATATACATCTTCAATTGAAAGGTAGAAAAAACCATTTAGAGTCATCAACAGAACTTTCTTTTGAAGGAGCAGCAACTGTTTATATTATATATCAGATAGTTGATATAAATGTAAATATATATGACATATCATTATATCTTGAATGGCATTTCTAAGAAAAAGAAAAGAACCAAAAGAAAAAGAATATAAATATAAGTAAGTATGTTTTTTAAATATATATAATATATATATATAAATAATATATATATATAATAATAATATGTATACATATAGGATAAGGAAAAGAATTTTTCGGATATCTGCTTGACATATAAATAAATATCATCTACTGTCAGTAACAAACACACATATATTTATGTCAAGTAAAAAAGTCTGTATCTGGTTAGAACCTGATCTTTATGAATATCTTGATGAAGCAAGGGGAGAAGAATTATCAGTTCCTCAGTACATCAGATTAATTCTCAAACAGAAAAAGAAAAGTTCTGCAAAAAGAAAACCAAAAGCATTAAATAATGAATCTGATCCTTTTGTTAACCCTTTAATAAATGAAAATTTAATTCCTGACGATCTAAAAGAATATGCTCAGTTAATCTGTGAATGGTGGCCTGTCAGACACAAAAAGAAAGCTACCTGCTCTAAAAAGGTTGCTGAGAGGATTTTTGATAAGTTACGAACATTCACACCCAAAGACAGAAAGAAAGCCCTTGAAGGGGCAATAGCTGGTGGTTGGATGAATATTTATGAGGTAAAGGAATCTAAATTTGCAAAGGATGAAAAGATTGTACCTCAACCAAGATATTTCAAGGCCAGTGAAAATCCAATGCCACCAACTCTTAAGGAGCTGGGTCTGGACAAAGCTATGAATGGAGAAAAATCATAATGAAAATTGATCTTTCTAGAAAGCAATGGTTAGATATACAAATAGCTTTGTTAGGAACAATGTCAATGATTGAAAAGCATTCAAATATAGAATTTAAAAAAAACCCTTTAATTCAAAACAATTTAAGGATACATACCATAATTGCTGATGCGATGAAAAGGGAGGAAGAATAATGGAAAAAGTATTTGATCGCATATCGGTAATCAAACTTCTTAAAGATGGAATCAAAAAAGGCTATTGGACATTGGAAGATCTAGATAATCCTAGTCCTATGTGGAAAGAAGTTGTTGATACCTGTAATGGGAATCCTTTATATGTCAAAGGTTATCAGGGTGTCAAGTTTGAAAATCTTGCTAGGGTTGAAGAACCCAAACCACCCCCGGTTGAAGAGAAAGTAGAACTGACAAATCCAAAAGATTTACCAACACATTTTTAATTAATCATGAAAACTATCGAAAAACTTCCTAGACTTCCTATCTTCAGAGATGAAGCCACACATAAATATTTCTGTGAGAAGTCAAACAAATGGCTTAAGTATTCAACCACTATGGTTTGTAATGAACTCACAGAAAAAGCAAAGGAAAGTATTGAACATACAAGACACATCTGGCAACCGAGAGGTGAAACTGTTCATAGCTGCTTAGAACAGAAGATGTTAGGTGCTGATGATATTGATATGGGTGAATATGAAGAATGGGCTATCCCATTGTTTGAGCTGGAACTGTTCACACATTTTGAACCTATGGGTGTTGAATATATGATGAGTAATCCTGGTAAGGATGTAGGAGGTCAGCTTGATCTTATTGGGTATGACACTAAGGCCAAGAAAATTAGATTGATTGATCTTAAAACTAAGGGAGATACGAGGTATGACTTTAAAAAACGTACAGGTTGGAGAGAGCCTTATAGAACAGATAAACAATTAGGTTGCTACATCGAAATGTTGAAACTAAATTGTGATATAGAGCCAGATATTTGTAATACTATCTGGGCATATAAGGGAAAATGTATGTTAAATGAAGATCAACCTGTGCAAAGATGTAAGGATGCATGGCAAGAGGCATGGGAAAAGTTTGAAGCTAAACAGGAGTTGTTTTAATGGGAGAAATTGCTGTTTATGACAATAAATATTGCATAAAGCCACGAATCATAAAATATGGCAATTGCAGATATTCATTTATTAAATATTTAAATGGTGGATATTTGTTAATTCGTTTACGCAATAAAATTACATCAACATCAAAAGATGACTAAAAAACAAAATGACTAATAAAAATTCCTTTCAAGAAATGAGAGAAGAAAGAGAAAGAGAAGAACAGGAAATAAAAGAAATGCATGAATTTTATAATTCAAGTACAAAAATTAATGCCAAACTTAGTGATATAAAAACATGGAGTGATCAATGAGATATATACTTGATGTTTCAGGTAGAGACTTAGAACTGATCAAAGCATCTATTGTTAACTTTGAAAGATCATTAGAATTATCATCTCAAGGAGATTTTAGTCACTTGATTGATGAATTGAATGACACTTATTTAAGTTTGAAAAGACAGAAAAGAAAACAACTAAATTCTAAGCTAAGACGGAAATGGGGGGTTCAATTATGAAATGTCTTTACAGAGAACTCGATCGAAGAAAAAAGTATTTGATAGCAAAATTACAGAATGAAATTGCCACACTTGAATGGCAATGGTTTCAAAGAGAAATATCAGATAAGCAATATTGTGTACAATTTGATGATATTCAAAGACGCATAAGGGAACTTCAAGGATGAATGAAATAACAATAAGGGTTGTAGGAATCCCAGCTCCTCAAGGATCTAAAACACTAACAAGATATGGTGCGATGATAGAAGCATCTAAAAAGGTAAAACCTTGGAGAACAGATGTAAAGGAAGCTGCTCTTGAATGTTATAACAGCGGAGCATTGAACTTACCTGTAAAGGCAGATATAGAGTTTGTTTTTCCCAGACCTAAATCACATTTTGGAACAGGAAAGAATGCAGATGTATTAAAACCTTCAGCACCTAAATATTGCATAAGTAGAGGTAATGGAGATATTGATAAACTGTCCAGATCTACCTTGGATGGATTGTCTGTAAGTGCGGGAGGAAGTGTGTTGGAGGATGATTCCCTTGTTGTTGAACTGAATACAAAAAAAAGATATATAAATAAAGATGAATTACCAGGAGCATATATTGCAATATCCTCCATTTGTGATTAGTATACTATTAGTATACTAATACTTAATTAAACATGACCACCGCAACTCTGCCTAATCTAGCTGGGGTAATCAAAACCACTGACATCTATAAAAAGATGAAGTTTGATTATGTCGCTTGGGCTAAAACTGCACAGATACTTAGAGAACACGCTCCAGGTTGGCAGTTCTGTCTTGATAAATCCACTTCTGAAGAAGGTATATCATCTTATATTTTTCAAGCTCCCGATGGATCTGGATTTCTGATGGGATATTTTGAACACATTGATACAAGTGTCAAAACTACTCTCTTCCCTTTTGCAATCACAGATAACGCAAATAGACCTTTATCAAAGATTTCTTCTGTCAATTTTCAAAATTCACATCGTAGATGTCTTTGTGCCTGTGCTTGCTTTACTTTTGGTTTAGCTTATGAACTTTGGGCACAGATTGAAATTGATGAAGCAAAACAGGTTACACCCGAACCAAAGAAAGGTATTTCAAGAACTCCTACAAAACCTAAACAAGAACCTGAACCTGTTGAATCCATAGAAGATAAAGATTATGGTAAGCCTATAGCACAACCTGCTTTAGAAGCTGTTGTACAAAAAATAATGAACTTATCTGAAAAATATCCCAAGAAAAAAGATGAAGTTCTCAACAAGTACAAATCTCAGTTTGGAATTAAATCTGAAAAGATTGGCCCTGCTGACATAAGAACTGCGGAACAAGGTCAGTTCCTTACACTTCTTATAAATGAAATTGATTCAACTCTATGACTCAGGAAGAAGCGGAATTTGCAGGGAGACAAGTTCTAGATCAACTTCAAGAACGCAGGCAAGATCGCCATAAAGATTACAACAGAAACATCTTTTCAATTCGTACAGATGATCTTCTTGCAAAACAAATAAGAACATATTGTAAAGACAATAATGTTCCTCCCAATCAATTTATTAAAACTGTTTTACAAAATTATTTCAATGACTAATTCTCAATTCAATCCAGCTCTACCTCTTCCTATTAAATGGTCTATAGGATCAGATAAATTCGATCCCGAAAAAGAAGTGTTGAGTCTCACAATACCTGTTGATTCCGTTACTCATTTAATAGATCATCTAAAGAACCTTGTTAATACAAAAGCAAAACAGGGAGAAGTATATGATTTCAACAAAAAAGAAAAAGTCAAAACTCAATGTATACAAATCTACAGTAAAGCGATGGAAGGACCATACGGAGTATTTGGCAACATTAATCCACAGAAAGTCGAAGATGCCCCTGATTTAAATCAAATGGCATTTTGATAGAAACTTTAAAAATTCTTGATACTTTTGCAGGTATCGGTGGTTTCTCTTATGCTGCACATGAACTTGTCGGAGGATTTGAAACCACTCAATTTGTAGAAATTGATCCCTTCTGTCAAAAAGTTTTAAAAAAACATTTTCCTAAAGTTCCCTGTCATGAC